TCATGGCCTCCATTGCCTTCGCAATGTCCTCTGGTTCTGCATCTTGCACAAATTGTTTGAAACCAAGTGCAGTTAGTATCTGTTTGCTTACCTTCATGCTCTTTTTTACCTCCATCTTCTTTTTTTCTTCTTCCGGCTTTGAATCTTGTATGGCCACTTTGGGACCTGCTCTTCCATTGGGAACTATAGCAACATGGTTCCCGACTATATCACGCTGTTCGTATTGACCGTCCCCGATTTTATGCCAAGAGCAATTATATCCGCTGGATACTTCACGCTTGATCTCGTTCTGCACCTCCGATATTAGCCCGGCATCATTGACATAGAGGTCAGCAACTAAAAATTCGCCATCGCGGCGAACATTCTGAGCATGGCCCCTTTCGGTCATAGGCACTGTATTTATATCGAGACTGGCAGTAGGATGAGTATTTGTTACCGGCTTCCCTTCAAAGCTTGCTATTGTAGCCGGGCTGAATAATTCTTCCGGGCTGCGGTATACTTTGCAAGGTTGTCCCGTAGGTTCCCCAAATATTGCAGGGAGCTCTTGGCCGTAATAATTCATCCATCCGGTGCGTCCAATCGGGACATTTTGGCAGATCAAATATCCCTCTGGGGTTATGACCATATTGGGGGATATTTTGTCTCCGTAATAATCCATGTGATCACCTCGCTCTATGGCAAATAAGATTTTGGAAAACTACATTCCACCAATCCAGCTGATTTGGAGTTGTGCGCCGGCTGCGGAGAATGCCAGATTATAGGCAGAGCCATACATCAGTGGCAAGTCAGAAATGGCCACCGGAACGCCGACGGTCAGAGCGGCACCGGCATTGAGTTTAATGGATACTCCGTCTTTAATAAGATACAATGTACCAGCGGTATCGCTTGTAACCCATAGACGCGCCCGTGTGTTTTCTTTGGCTACATAGGGATTCTGTGCCGGGGGGGTACCTGTTACAAGTATGCCTGCGTCAGTGCCCTGGACTGCCACGGTACCCGTTAAGAGTTTTAAAGTTGTAGCGGCAATATCTGTCGTGGAACCTGCGGCAGTTGCTCCTGCTGTCACTACTACCTGTGATGCGCTGCCTATGGCACCAGATGTAATAACATATTTGCTGTTGATAAAAGTACATGTCATGGCGGCATAGCTAGCGGGTACGCCAGATAGCGCGCGGGCCACGCTCTGAATTTCAGCCGCGATATTTGCCCCGGTTGCATCGGTATTAGTAAGGGCGATATTTCGGGGAGTCGGATCTCCATCCAGTTGGAGATTGAAGTTAGGCCCAGTGATTCCTGATAGAGTTGTTGCGGGACTGGCAGCGCCGGTTAATGTTCCAGCGGCACCGGGACCGGCTGCGGCTACGATGGTTGATAAGTTCGCGATAGGGAAGCCTACTTGATTGGTGATTTGGAAATTTGCATCAATCATTTTGTTCCGTTCCTCCTTTTGTTATTTAGGCAATAAAAAAGCCGGGTTATTTGCCCGACTTGAAGCCTCTGTTTTATGCTGCCGTGATTCTTCCTATGGCCTTGATTTTACTTAGAGTCATCATTTGTATTTGCCCATTCATATAGATTTTATGGGGCCAGGTCAGGCGGTCAAAATTGAGGACCGGCGCTGGATAACATCGGCAGTTTGGCGCGTTTCCTGCATGGTAATGGCCCAGCGTTGACTTAATGTGATCAAGTTCTTCGGGACTCGGCGGGTCACTCCATCTAATCAAAACATGGTCCATTTTGCGATGGCTTTCACGGACCCTACTATCTTCGCTGGTCCGCCATTCATAATATTCTAGTCCCATCATCTCGGCTCGTCCCTGAGTTAACGCGGTGGACGTCTTGCTCACCTCAGTGCGGGCTATCAACTGCGCTTTCGCTCTGCTATTCTGGGGGAACATCTTTTGTATATCCTCGGCAATATCTGTAGCCCTGCGCCCCTTCATTGCCTCCCTGCCAATATAGTCCGTTACATGGTCAGCTATATCCAGGGGCAACGTCTTAATTATCTGGGCGTTGCGCTGGATCTGGGAGTTGAGCAGACTTCCAAGCGGGCCATGCAGCTCGTTTTTAAGCGCTGCGAGTATAATATTTCCTTTGCCGCCAATCCGAGCCGCTTCTCGCCATGATCTCGCGCCGTCCGCCCATACGTGAGTCACCATGCTTTGCGCGGCCTGTTCGGCATAACGATTAATCTCTGGCGCATTAAATGCATGATTCAATAGCCTTATGATGTCATAAGGTTCCTTAGTGTTTTTTATGGACTCCCAGAGATAATTAATTATCTCCTGTAAAGACTGGAAGTAACTGTGTTCTAGTCTTTGTCGTGGCTCCCACGGGTCTCGCATTGCCAATTTAATCACCCCCACTAAAAAGCACTCCGCAATATTCATCCTCAACCTTTTCTCTGTCTTTGCTATCTATCATTTTGGCTTTCTATCATCTTACTCACTATCTCTTTCCAATTAGAGCTGACTTGGATCACGATTCTATCACCCTGGGGAGGCAGAATAATGCTTGGTCTATATTCAACACGAGGTACTTCAATGCTGCTCTTAGCAGCTAGGCAATAGTTACAATCTTTAGTACCAGCCAACGAACAATCGCAAATCATAGTGTTAACTTTTCAATAAAGTTGATGTCTATTTTCGAACTTATTTTACCCTCTTCAGATATCATAGAGAGGTATCCCGATTGTCCTGGTACGTTCATATACTCAGTTAATCTGAATTCATAAACAAACCCCTCCATAATCTCACCATTTCTTAACGCTACTGATATTTTTCTCTTCTGATTTGTTACCAGGCGCAGCCTTTCGATTAAGCTTTTGGAAATCTGCGCTACTTTTGCGGGTTCTTGATTGATGGCATTTTTAAGATTTATCAACTCTTGAACGGTATCAGCCTCATAGGTCAACTTAACCTCACCAATTTCTTCTGTTAATTTAACCATAACCTTTTATCCTCCTATTTTTATCTCCCATGCCCATATCGCTTGAAATACTCTTCGTTGCTCATTTCGCGGGGGGGGGCGTATCTGTAGCGTCGGGGGTATTTGTCTTTGCTAAATCCCCTAGCATCCCAAGGTCAGGCATATCCTCTCCAAGTACCTGTGTGCCATCGTCAGCCTTCTCGATATCTTCATCGGTGATCGAGGTAAACATATTGGTTGTATACGACATTTCATGCAGCTCTCGCATAGCGATTCTCTGGCTGATTATGCCTGAAACAAACACTTCATTAATGGCTCCGGATTTGGTCTGTACTATTGTGGCCAGCTTCTCTTCTGTCGGTGTTGAAATGGGATTAAACTTAATTCCTAGGTCAGCTGGTATGTAGCCAAACTCCGACATAAACAGAACCGGCAATAGCTTGTTAATTTTGGGTTGTAGATCTTTGTTCTGCTGCTGCCCGATCATGTCATAATACATTTGCATGTCGGATTCACCAGTTGCATTCATCCCGGCCGGGCTTCTACCAAACAGCCTTGTCATGGGTATATCAGCAGCACCGGAAATATCCATCATCTGAGTTTCAGAGATCTCCTCCAGCCCGGTGAAAGTATAGTTTATGGCTGAAACATCTTCATCATCGCCTACGATCATCATTCCATTGTTGCTGCGCATTTCATTTTGGGCCGATTTTAAGTTGTAAAAATCCTTCTGCATTTCTGGGTCCGATACAGACATCAATTGTTCAAAACCCTTTACTTTGTCCACCAGTAGGTTGGCCTGAAAAACCAGGGATGCGATGTTCCATGAAGTGGAGTCTCGCTTTACTAATTCTTCGTAGACATGCTCCATTACGCTGCTACCCCAGAACATCTCCGCTATCTCTTCCCAGAACGGCAGCTTTTTACCGGTAAATCTTATAACCCGGGAATGATGCACTTTCGAAATAAGCTTTTCGGATGCATTGTCCTTGACCTCATAATACAGGGGCATTCCCAATTCAGGATCTCGGTGGTCAGTAATCAATTCAAGGCCAGGATATATTCCGGACCATCTGTCGACCACCATCAGACCGCAAAAAGAGTTTGGCATTATGTCCTCATATTTCAGCGGTTCATCAAGCCTGTCCTCATGGCCATCAATGATTATGATGGCGCCAGCTCCACCGTAAAGCCTGCCCCAATATAAACCCTCGAGCATCTTTTCTCTAACCAGAGTCCGCTGTTCCAACTTGTTAATGCGATCTGTTTCTTCTGGTTTTAATTCCGCAGTTATTTCCCATCCGTTTTTCATCATGTCATCAGGAATGCAATTTACAATTTTATTACAGATCCATGAATTTCTGTAGAGGCTATTTAGCAGCATGTAGTTTCTTGACAGCCTGGACATGGGATATTCTGCCATAGAAATGATATTAGACGATGCACTCCCGAGTCTGGCCAGGGAGTTCACAAACATGTCCATAACGGAGCTTCGTGGGGCAGCCTGCTGTTTTTCCTCGTTGGTTTCTGACAATGGGTTCACCACCTAATTTGTTTAATCACGGATTTTGACCAATAGCGTGCACAATCACACAAATGGTCATTTTCCTTAATCGGCTTTTCTACTCCGCGCTCAGACGCCTTCGAATCCCATATATAAGACGATAGTTCTCGGCGCAGGTTAGGACATTTTTCTTTATTGACCAGCAGTTTCTTCGAATGGAATAGATTAGCGGTAAGCCTTATTCCGTTTAGGACTTCATTATCGGCGTTAATAAGGTCATCGGCTTCCTTAACCTTCAGGGCGCGTTTTCTAAGCTCTGCTTTGAAGCTGGCTGCGCTGGGATCGATTATATATCCGGTATATCTTTTGCCATCAATAAAAACGGCCATATCATCTGCATACTCTGCATCTGTTTTCTGCTTGTTGACCTTTTTGGAGTCGTAATAATATTCACTCTCGATGTAATATAGGGTTTTCCCCTCAATGGTCTGCTCGATGATCTCCAAGCAAGCAAAGGGATTAATTGTGCCATAGTCAGCTGCGTACCAGCGTCTATAGTACAGATCATAATTAGGACCGCCGCCGTCTTCGTACAGGTTGTCAATGTCGAAACAATCGTAGATTACTCCTTCGGCGTTCTTCCTAAGCCCTAAAATGTCTCTCTGATACCAAATAGACTTTTTGTCATATGTTCGAATGGTCTCCCTGATCTTTTCGTCCGGAAAGCTTAAATTATCGCATAAAGTAAAGTGTTCGTAATTTAGTCCGTAGTTTTCATATTTCAGGTTGTTAACCTGGTGCTTATCAAGTATCTCGGTGTAAAACCAGTGCAGTTCCGATTTAGGGTTAAGGTCAAACAGTATCGTGCGCCGACTACTGGATAGTGTGCGGTCAAATACCTCTTTTACGAAAGATTGTGCGCACTCATTTACCTCCGAAATATAGACGCTTCCTAGTGTTAACCCCTTTATATAGCGTTCATCTCCGTTTTTCCCACCGCCGCTTATGAGGATTATTTTTTCCCCGGTCGCGGTCTGGACATAAACCGCATCCTTATCCTGGTATTTGCCCTGGCGGCAACGGCCCTTAAAATAGTTTAAGACGCCGAATCCATCGCTATCTATAATGTTTAGCTTTGCCATGGCTACAGATACACCAGCGGCCAAGTGTAGTTTATCCGGATGCGTTTCGATAATGCTGCACCAGGCTATAATGTTTACCACATTCTTAGCCGCTCTTTTGCCGCCTTCGGCAACTGAGAGCCAAACCCCATCTTGCAGACATCTATTTATATAACCGGACTGTTTTTGATTAAATGCTGCGTAGTTACTCATCATCAAAGTCCTCGAGGTTACGATCAGGGACAGGGCTATTAAGCAAGTCAGCAAGTATCATTATATTTTCGTTGCTATCGGTCTCGTCCCCGGTTCCTAGTTTGGCCTTGGTTTTATTAACTTCTAATTGCTCCCTGGCTAACTTAAGCTTTTCTTCTTCAACCATGCGTTTGTGCTGATCGGGAAGCAAGTCGAGATATTTCTCCAACTTCTCCAGTGCTTTCATTTTGTCATGGAACTTGATGCTTACTCCATCGCGGCCCTGCTTTACCTCGCTAATAAGAGTTCCATCAATAGAAGTCGACTCTTTGAAGTCAACATAATTAATTATTTTCATAACAGGCTTTTTGTCATCGCCTTCGCCCTCATATACCGGACCGAATGCGCCCGTGGCCTGGACTTCTTTTTGCCCGAAGTCAACATAATCAGTTATGTCGGAAAAGGCTATTTTAAGATATTCCAGTAGTACACGCTGGGAGGTTATGCCCAACGATTCAGTGACTATTGCAGTCTGCCGTTTTATTTCAGCCTGAATGTAAGGCTTTGTAAGGTTTTCATATCCTATTTGTCTAGCCGTTTTTTTGCTATATCCCACAGCCATGGCCGCCCGTGTCGCATTGAAGTCTATTAAGTACTCAGCAACAAAAAGAACCTGTTTTGCAGTGAGTTCGGGCTCTTTAATTTTTGGAGTTTTTGCTTCGGAATTAGATGCAGGCGCATTCTTTTTTTGTGCGTACCCTTTTTCTGTTTTTGTATGCACACCTTTTTTGTTCCACCCATATCTCTGCTTCCAGGACTTAATTGTATTAATAGAGACCTGATATTTTTCAGCCAGCTCTCTGTATTTCATTCCAGCCATATAATCTTTTTGAGCTTGTTCATGGTCTGCGCTCATCTACACTTACACCACCTCCCGGATGGGGGTTAAATCTCTCCAATATGGAAAAGGTCCTGTAGGGGTAAAAGCAAAACTAGGTTCCCCTTACAATCCCTTCCTATCATGTCTATTCCCTTCTAGTCTACTCATATCATATCTACTCATATCTACTCTAGTCGCAGAGCAAAAGGCCTGCATTTGCAGAGCACTTGCAATACACTTGCATTACTAACGGTTTAAATGGCTTCGTACAGCCGCTTCCCTGCGCTTTTCCACTATGTCATCGTATGTTTTCATCCTTCTACACATTGATGGACTCCAAAAGTATTTATCATCAGCCTTGAATAGTTCAAAATCATTTATACAATCGTCTATAAATTTATTTAGTCGAACCGGATCAGCATCAAGTTCTTTCGATAAATATTTACCAGCTAGTTTCAGTTTGTAGTCTGTGGCTTCGCGCATGAGCTCTAGCAACATCCACCACCATCCATAACCCTCTGCGCCGTATTCTGCTCGCATCTCTAATATCTTAATATCCCTGCGAGCGTTCCCGTCATGGTGAAACCAATATACCTCCTGTTTAGCCACTGTAATCAACTCCTTGCCAGTTAATCAACACTCGGCCAAGGGGAGGGCAAGGCTCCCCCTAGTCTCAGACGGTCCGGCCAGACCGTGTGCTTCTGCCTACGAATAGGCATAAAAAAAGAACCGACATAATCAGTTCCTTTGTTGCGTCTATTCACCACTTCTTAAATAGTGGCCTTAACCTTACATCCCTGTATCGGGGCTCCGGTTCCGGCTTTCCCTGCGTGGTGCGAACGACCAGAACGGTCTTAGTTTTACTCCACCATTGGCCTTCTCGCCAGATACGTTTCTCCACGCGCGCACCTCCAATAAAATAGAAATGCCCACCAATCGGTATCATTGGCAGGCTGAAAAGTATGTAGACCTTATATTACGCTTCTATATTTTAGGTTCTCTAATTGTTTTCTTCATGCCTTTTAATAATAGCTCATAATGTTGCTTCTCTCGATCTGAATAGCTTTCCGGTATAATTCCGTTGTTTACTTTCCTTAAGGACTGTTTGTATTCCTTTATCTTCTCAATTGCCGGAATTAATTGTTGTATATTTCCCTCAACATATTTTGTCGGAATTCTAATTATCTCCCAGTCTTTACCCAGCATTTGCCTTATTTCAATATCTCTCTTATTATCTTTAACCTTCTTGTTTTCGTGATAGTGCCCGTCCACCTCTAGGGCCACTTTAAAAGGTTCTATGTATATGTCAATCTTATAAGCCCCTACTGACCTTTGCATTTTTATTTGCACATAATTGCGCAGTAGTTCCATTGCCGCAACCATTTCGTCCGCGCTTCGAAATTTACTTATTTCAGACCTAAGAGCAAGGTCCAATACGGCCTCACTCGCCTCTTGGTATTCATACATGTCTACTTCTTGTTTTTCAAGGATTCTCAAGGCTCTTTCGTGCATAAGGAAATTGCTGTAATATGCATGTTTCTTTGTGTTTTCTAATTTATTATCTTTGTATTTCTCCCAACATAAAGGGCAAAACTGCCGTATCGAGGCATATGCACCCACGGCATATTTTGTATCTTTGCCGCAATTCCAACATTTAATAAACTTCCTTTCTGTCCTTTTAAACATGGTTTTCCTCCTTTTTTACTTGGAGCTGTGCCCCAAAATTTACATAAAAAAACACGCCTTTTATAGCGCGTTAATTTGTCTATATTTAATTTTTTAGATATTTTCTCCGTCTTTTATGTTAAATTATCACAATCCCAACGTCAAGGGCTTTTAAGCGGTTTGGGCATTTATTTTACTAGGTTTATTTGTGTGTAAATTTATTTACTTGATTGTTTTCTTTTTCACAATGTTTCCCAATAGCCCATAAACGCCGTTATATTGGCCTTTTCGTATTTATAATATTTTGGAAATAACTTGCGTATGTTTGTATATCGTGATATACTTATATCAAGGAAAGCAGCAAATGAAAGCGAGGCGGATTGGAATGAAAAAGGAATTAATCATCGGTAAAGACTACGGACCTATATTTGGACTTAACCCCCTGCAAGGGCAACACATGATATACAATGGTGGTATCAGTTGGACAGCTAAAAACGGAGAGTTACATCAGACCGACGATAGTCCGGAGACTAACGACGAGGCCCTCAATCACTTATCCATGATGGAGGACCCCCGCATTAATCCACTGGCAAAAAAAGGAGGAAGATAAAATGGCAGCAAGAATTGACAAAGATGGCTTTACCAAAGACGATTTTAAAGAAATGATACGTGACTTTATTGTTGACCATGCTCCGGAGTTTGATGACCTGGAAATTTATGAATATGAACTTGATACAGATAGCGGGGAATGGATAGCTTATGCACGAGACGAAAAAACTACCTGTAGCATATCAGATGATGGTACGGGCAATCTGGCTATCAACTATATCGGCACACGATAATTGGAGGTAATGAAATGACAACAGCATACAAAACGCTCCCTGTGCGGCTCACTCCCGACCAGCATCGATGGCTCGAGGATAAAGCACTAGAGATCAAACGAGCAGGTGATTCGGCAAGGGGCAGTATAAACGCTCTAATCCGGGAGGCGATAGATCAATACAGAGACAAAAAGCCGGGCAAATAACCCGGCTCTCTTTTTGTGTATCGGCCCTACTAAAAACCGATGCACGCTATGCACACTACTACTCTCTATTGCCCATCCTATCCCCCCTCTGTTCCAAACTACCATGATGATTAGTCCCTGCCCCCTTGTGGGGGAGATATTTAATTAGACTCCAATTAGCGATAAACTGCCTCTCTTTCTTAATTTATTTATTCCTGCCCTGCTGCGGGCAAGCTATATTATTAATCGTTTCATTCCTTCTTCTCTGGTCTTGTTTGCAAATTGTGGTTGATGCGGGCACTCTAAGCCTTTATAGTATCCCTGCATTCTGCATATCTCGGGTCTTACCGGGTGAATGGCGCATTTCTTGTTTTCTATATCCCTATACTGGCAGGTTAAAAGCTCCCGTTTTTGACCTTGCAGCTTCTCTAAATATTCCAATCCTAACTCAATAAGATATTTCGTTATTCGTGCCCGGTCATATTTTGTAAATGGCACCAGTCCGCAACACTCGCCGCAATTGTGACATTGAAAAGCTATCCTCATGTATTTCCCTCCCCTTTATATCCCCAAACCTCTGCCAACCTGCAATATACCCTGCTCCTGAAATCGTAAAACGGCCAATATCCGCTGGGTTGCTGCCGCAAAAACCTCATACTGCCTATCACCACCTCCCGCCTGAGTCGCACTCCTGTATGCGGAAAACTCCACCAATACAGCTGTATAAACTGCAACACGTCCCTATAGTCCTTGTCATACTGAAACGCGTACGCTATACCGTCTAACACCTTGTCCACATATAGCCGCTTGGCTTGCAGTATATCCTCTATCTGATCTATCCTGCGCCAATCAGCCTCGGCTGAGCTGCTGCTTGCCATGTGCTGGATGGCTGAATTGTCGTAGTTGCTCGTCAGCCTCAGCATATAGCTCATATCTGATAATGCCTCCTGTACCAACCTAACCTTATGATGCTCGATGGCTTTTAGGGCATCAGTGTATCCAAATAGGTCACGGTCAACATCTAGCTCATATTGTGGCCTCGGCTTTCGTCCTTCCCCCAACTTTCCACCCTCCCCTGTTATCTAAATGCCTATATCTCATGGGCATTGGCTTCCTCTGCCACCCCGTCAATTATGCTCCGTGCCAGGTTGTCCCACTTACTGGCTTCCGGCGGACTCTCAACCAGATATCCTTTGCGCTCTAATTTTGCTATGTGCTCGCGTGTGAACCTTGCCAGATCGAGGTGCCATTCATCTTGTAGCATATCTAGCATTGTCAATCCAGTTTGAATGACATCAAGTACTTCTCGTGCCACCTCTACTGGATTGCCTAGCGCAATGGCCTCGGCAACTTCGGCAAATTCTTCCCCCATTTTGCGGATTTGTCCAGGGAGATTCCAGTTATGGATTCTCCAGTTCACCTCTGGCAGATTGATATTCAATATTTTCCCTCCCCTTAATTGGCCACCTGCAACCGTTTTAGTCTATTCAGTTCTGCACCCCTCTGGCGGTTATATCTCACATTCTCGGCATCGTCTATGGCCCTTGGCGATAACTCAAAATCCTGGCATTTTGTGACGGTTATCATCTCGTAAATATAGCTTGCTCCGACTCTATGTGTCTGTTTGACGACCTTTTTGTTTACCACAGACTCGGCATATGGTCTGCCCTCTGGCTCCCCGGTTTCCCAGTCGTGGCGGTGAAAACTACACCCCTTTGGATCGGGTAATGCGCGCATTCGGCTGCACAGTTGGCAGATTGATGTTTTATTGCTCATGCTCGGCCTCCAAATTTTGCAGGGCTTTCCCCAATGTTGCCACCTTGCGCATAAAACTATTTACTTGCTTTTCGTTAGTAATTGCCCCAAAGAGAGCTATTTCCTTTGCCGCATCAACAACAGCCTGCATCTCGGCAACCTTCCCGCGCAACTCCTGAATACTCGCGCGCTGAATGTCGTTTTCCTCGGTGAGACAGGGTATACATTTCAACTTATCTTCGGCATCTATTATCCTGTCAACTGCATCTGAAAAATGATTAACCGCCAGAGAAATATATGCAACATCTTTGTGTGCTTGTACAGTTTCAAATTTAACTCCTGTTTGCTTTACTATTACAATTAATAAAGAATCTCCATTTTCATCAAGTTCTCCAGCTGCTAGCTCTACTTCCCAGGGTCTTTTTGTTGTCCAGTCGCATATCTGTTTATTGGCCTTAAAATTCTGCATCTCTACCCCTCCACTTCTCAAACTTCGGTAAACCTAATGCTCGGATATTTTGCCAATAGTAGCTTTTTCTTTATTCTGTACACTTCGGTTTTCATGCCCTTAACATCCACTATCTCAACATCAAAATTCTTATGGACGATCTTAAAATCTGCCTTATAGGTTATAGGCTGTACCTTCTTAGCATCACGGTAATACGCATCTTGCAAAATATAAACAGGTTGTAGCTCAAAGTCGACAATGTCATTGGCGCGCTTTCTCAGCTTCAATTCCAAATAATAATTGGCCTCTTTTTGGCTGTCAAAGACGATGTTGTCAATCGTCACCTTGCGGCTGTGATATTTACTTTTGGCTTGCTCATCAATAAGTTCCGACAATTTCGGTATAAGTCCCATTTCAATTGCTTTTTTCTCGGATATCCTGGTCACTTCTCCACCCCCATTCTCCTTTTCGGGCACCACCACGGGCTGTTAATATGGTCTACCGCGTACATTTGCCGGGGTATCACTTTGCTGTATACCTTTTTCACCTCGTCCGGATGATTACAGTAATAATAAGTCCTTTTGGGCGTTGCCCGCGTTATCTCCGATTGACAGTCTTTGCAGCGCGGGACGGTCATGATTTCAATATCCATAATAAGGCTTGTGCGGCGGCTTCTTCGGGGGAGTCGGCCCTAAACTCATGCTCCTCAAGTTTCCATTTACCTGGTTTTATTTCTTCTCTGCGGCTGATTAAGCATTCAAAGCCGCTCAATTCATCTTCTACCCAGGTGCTTGACAGTCTGTATCCCCATTCTTTTATCACAATCTCTGCCAGCAGTTGCGATAGGGAGGGAAGCCAGATAGCATCAACCAGTAAATGTTTTGGAGGTTCTAAACCTGCTTTCCCGTTTGGACGTATAACAAATATTTCTGAATCACCGTAACTATACATATCCCCTATTTGCGGGTGTTCCCACTCCAACCCCGCATCCTTTAACTTTTTAGAGGTATCGAGAGATAACATTTGCCGTCCTCCTTTTTATTCTTCCGCGCTTTACAAACTGGTATGGGGTTCTGCATTTTTCGCAATAAATCCCTCGATTGCTTGTCGTTATAAATTGATTTCCACATTGTTTGCATACTTTTTCTTTAAGTTTTAGTTCCGCCTTTGGTTTCTTAATTAATCGGATAAAGCCATTTTCTATAATTAATTTTCCTTCTCGTTGCCAGTGCTCGTGTTTACTACATAAACCATGAACCCTAACAATTTTTTCACAATCATCTACTTTGCATTTTTCCTTTACTTGTTTAACATTTATTTGACGCATGGCCTCTATGGCGGTTGGATTAGTAGGTCTCTTGAGTCCTTCTAATTTCATATGTTCACTGTTCGTCATTAATTGTAAGTTTTCAATCCTATTGTCTAATTTATTGCCATTTATATGATGCACCACTTCACGTTTCTCAAGTTTCCGGTTTATTGCGTTCTCTATAACATAACGATGTTCTAGTTCGTATCCATCGCTCTTACAAGCATGGACATTGCGTTCTGATTGAAGAATATAAATTAGCCTATAACCTTGTTTAGTGATTGTGCCACCACGATAGTTAGAAGGCTTCAACGCCTTGGCTGTCTCCAAACTAATCATGCTTTCTTCCCTCCCCAAATCGTATGCGAATAACTCTGAAAGCTGTGCTGATACCCGCCATGCACCACCGGACGCAATGTTTCGCCGCGCGATGGTTGCAGTTCAGTCACGCGCTCCGCGTGTATTATCACGTCAGGCGCGTGTTCTATCGCGCGGTTCCTGACCTCTGCCAGCACCGGCTCCGGTTCGATGACTCCCATGCTGCGCACCGGCTTGTCCTTTTTTGGCTTGTAGTGGCGGCGGTGGCTCATGGTTGCACCCCCAATGCAATGCGCAACTTTACATTTTCATCCCTTAATGCCCTGTTTCGCATTGCTATACTAATCCCGCCATCATGGATAAGTAGTTTTATTTCTCCTGGTGTAAGCCCAATATCTTCGTAGGCTGCAAGTTTGTTTAAAGCATCTGTAACTAAATTAAATTCTTTAAATTCAAGATTCAACTGTAATTCTTCACTGTCAACGCCAATAATATCAGCATTGCCGTATTCATCGCGCTCTGTTAATCGTTTCATCACGACACCCCCTTGTAAACTACCAACCCCGTGACTTTCTCCATGCCGCATTTCAAGATTACCGAGGCGATTTCATTGTCTTTAAGATTAGCTTCCACCAATGCCCAGGTATTGTCTTTGCCGAATTTCTCCCGCGCCTTGATTTCGATGTAGTCCCACAGTGCGATCCCTTTGCGTTCTTCGTCTTTCATGCGTGCACCCCGCTTTCCTGACTTATATTGTCGAAAGAGGTATACACGCAACTCCCGTCCGCCAGTTCCAATTCGACCCGTTTTGTTTTGCTGTTAGCCATCACCACTAGCCCGGTTATACCCTTGGCCACGCCTTTAATAACCGTGGCTTCTTTATTTACAAAAACCCTGTCTGCCATCACTATTCCCCCTTTTATGTTGGTTTAGATCATCGTAGCTGCCAATCCATTATGTTTGCCCATACATCCTTTGGAAAAATTATGTGCGTTATTCCGCCAACTTCATTAACAATTACTATCTCCTTGGATTCATCAGGCAACGCTATTTTGACTATCTCAGTTGAAGGTATCTTTCTAAAATCAATTAGGTTAATCAATGTTATCTCCCCCTTACCTCTTTCCCTAGATCACTAAAATCTGCTCTACTAGAGTCTAATGTCGCAACCTCTAACCGCTGAATCTGCTTGTCGTAGCGCAGCGGTATATTCAAATCACTATCACCATCCCGGTTCTTATCCACATACAACCGATAATTTGCATTCTTATAATCCCGATAAGACTCTTGCTCATCTCTCCCTATCGGACATAATTTCAACAACATATCGCACTCGTTTTTAATCCTTTTGGCCCCCTGTAGACTTCCGTCTGGGTTAAGTTGCACCAGCACCATGACGGGTATTTTAAGTTCTTGAGCAAGTATTTTCTGACTCTTGACTATCTGCTCCAATACCTGCCATTCCTGTAGTTTGGGGTCAAACTTCTCCATTCTGCCAACGTAGTCGATTATTAACATGTCTATTTTCTTCTGAATCTTGGCCTTGCGAGCGTCCATTATGCACCTGGTCGGGGTTAGTTCGGGTGAATACTTGTGAATAAATCCAGATCCCCGAATAGACTTTAAGGCCTTATTAAATCTTCCCCTGTCGTTACCATCCCCGCTAACAAGATTACCCTGGCGAATGTTATAAAACGGAACCCCTGCTATATTTGCCGCAAACCTCATGTAAATTAATTCTTTGGACATTTCGGTATTGATATATAACACTTGTCTTTTGAGCTCTACCGCTATTTTCTTCGCCGTCTGTAATGCAAACGCTGTCTTGCCGTGCCCGGTCTGTGCTCCTAGGACAATAAGATCACCTGGCTTATATCCAAGCGTAACCTCGTCCAGTTTAGCGAACCCTGTGGGTAATCCCTCAAGTACGGCTTCCCCGGTAACCCTTAACTGCTCAAATCTGGCTTCCTTTTCTTTCATCAGTTTTTCCAGCACGTCCGCCACTTGCTCCCCGTCCTCGAAGTTGTTTTTGTTTCTTCCGGCGGATATTAAAGAAAGATCGCCAATGGCTTGCCCTAGCATATCATCTATGTTTTTGACTTCTTGTTCTTCCATCCCTAGTTGATATTTTTTCAAAACCGAGGCAAAGGCAACATTTTTTGCATTATTACTAACTCTGTCAATCCAATATTGAATATCATCGCCAACATATTCACCCATAACATGTTGGAAGGACTCCATTTTTTGCGGACTATCTATAAATCCGTACTTCATACCTTCTTTAATTAACACAGCACCAGTCGGATGTATGCCGTCTGCGTATATGCTCGAGGCAAGGTCGAATATATCTTGATGTAATGGTTCGGAAAAATCTTTAGATTCTAACTGACTAATAATTTCAATACATGCTGCTTCTGACCAGGACATAGCCGACAATACACGCCGTTCGCTCTCTTTATCCGTATACACTTACTCACCTCCCGTCATAGATTCTTGCACCGGAACCGCTGGTGTTACTGAATGTTTTTACGTGGTTAAGTTTCGGTGCCTTATCTTTTTCTTCCGCCATCCGATTTTTAACCCATCCCCGCAAAACATGAATATGGCTTGTGTATCTTTTGCGGTTCTTTTCGTTCTGGCCAAGATAGTTGTCTAATATCTCAATCATGCGAGGTAAATCATCTTTAAATTGAGCCGTTAAGGTCTGATGCTCTTTATCCGTAAGTAAAACAAATTCACCATATAAATTCTTATTCTCTTTCTTATCTATATCTAGTTCTATTGCGTTACTTAACGTTACTGTCACGTTACTTTTTTTGCTTTTCTTTACTTCTGGAAGTGCTTTGCGAGTCTCTCTATGTCGCTGTTGTCTGATCTTGTTCTGCTCCCTTATTTTGTCTAATCCCTCTATGTTCTGGTGTTTGCTCCAATTTGTTATGTGTAAAAAATTGGCTTCATCATACTCAACCATTCCAAATTGCTTAAAAGTAGAGAGAGCTAACCTAACTGTATTGAGTGGACGGTTAAACAAATTGGATAGCATTTCATCTGTGTAAGGTATGTTTTCTGTAAGGAATATAAATCCGTTTGAATTAACTTTGCCACCTAATGTAAGCAACTTAATCCAAATCACTAGAATAGAATCTGCATCCGGCATACTCTCAATGATCCGTATTTTTTCATCGTCAAACATAGAGGTAGTTATTTTAATCCATTTAACTTCGGACATAATCGTCACCTATTTCTTGTGTTCTTTTTTATGACAAGTTTCGCAAAGGGTGATTCCATTTGTATCCTCAAATCTTAAATCAGGATATTTACTCCAAAATTTCTTGTGGTGAGCGTTCAATTGACCCCCGATTTTACCGCATAATTGACAAGTATATTGATCCCTAATAAAAATATTGGTCCGCCATGATTGATACTGGGCTGTACCCCTCTCCCTTTGAATATCTAATTTTCTTTGTATATGTTGCCAGCATACATCCTCGATATTTGTGTCTGGCAAATAGCAAGTACAACTATCTAAATAACCGGGACAATTACGCTCAATTTCACATCTGTCTATTTCAATTGTATCTGGAGAGTATTTATATAATTTTGACAACATTTCTAAGATGTCGTTTGTTTTATTGGTACGAACAATTTTTATAAATTCAGACAATTCTTCGGTTCCCAAGCCTCTTATACCAGAAGTAGCTATAAAATACGGGGACGACCCTATCTGTTCAGCTATTTTATGATTAATGTCTTTTTTCAACCTGTCCACCCCCTGCCCATTACTCTACTATTATTTTACCACTATTTGCCCACCACAACAATATTAAAAGCGCACTTTCTTTGCATAAAACCGCACCAAGGGTATATAATATTAATGGAGGTGATAACATGCCCGAGAAGTTAAAAACGACTCTTTCACTAGATAAGGAACTGTACAATAAAGCAAAGAAAATAGCTTCTAATGATGCCAGGTCTTTTAATTCCCTGGTGGTCAAGCTCCTGCAAGATTACGTCCGCGATAACGGGGGAGGGAACTAACCTCCCCTCTACTCCCCTCTTGTCCAATGCCTATTGGGGAGCCCCATAAAGGAACTCCCCTGCATAAGTGATTACCCAAGAACTACGACATTTTCAATATCCTTCAGAGAGGCTTCTAAGAACATCTTAATGCGCTTCATGGCTTCGATTCTCCACGCGCCGCCATCAGCTTCAAACAGGGCGAATAGCGGTAAACCGTCTGACTTCTTGGCGCGGAAAACAAATTCGCTTTCCGGCTGATCTATTTCGATAAAAGTGCGATACGGGGAAAGTTTAACCCGAGGTGGTAAAACAATATCGGCAACTCTAGCTACACCGCTTTTGGCCGTTACTTGCTGACTCACGCCATCGTCGGAAAATTGAATAACTTCTTCACCTCTAACATTTCCAGCAATGGCCCGGATTTTTGCCAGATCTTCAGTTTCAACGAACCGAGACTGTGCCATGATGACAAATTCTTCAGGAGAAATGAAGCGCCCGTAAGGAAATGGTTCTAATAGAGCAGTACAATTAATCGGTGTAAAGCGCTGATTAAACTTGCCAATGAGTTCTGTGTGAAGGGAAGTTTTAGTCGGATTTATAATTTCGATAATTAGGTGATTATCAGGGCGTAAATTATCAATATTTTCTTTTACATATGTTATTAACGAGTCCAGGAAATTAAACTCCATGGCAGATGGGCCAATTTCTTTGACGGGATTAAGTGTTTTCAACGAATATGGTTTTTCGTCAACGAAAACTATAGGGTCCATATCTACCCCTAACTCAACTAAATATTCCAGTGCTTCTTTTATCATTATTTCGCGCTCCTCTCTCTGAGGTTAATAACCTCGCCGGTCTCATAATCAATAACACCCTGATTGGGGTCTTTTCCGTAAGGTATCTCCGCAGCCACTATCTTGCCTTTTTCGTCTCGGTCAATCATCAGCGTCGTACTGATAGGTATGGGTTGAGCCAGACTGGTTTTCACGTCTACATCTAAATTGGCAATTGTCCGCTGTTCATTGGGTTTCATGGTTAGGGTCAGGGTTACTTTTCTTGTTTTCTTAGCATCGGTGTTAGGGTCAGCGATATTTGCTGCGACTTCATCCAATGCGTATTGCAACTTTTCTTCTACGCCTCCACCCGCCAAGGTAGAAAAACTTAATTTCTCCATCAATAAATCCTCCTTTTGATATTCAGTCCTGTCACAACATTGTTTATATCAACCGCCCGAGTTCGCGACCACGGGCAGAAGTGGCTATTGTTATGGCAGCTCCCCCGCCTTAACCCTACTCCCTATCTGCTCATCGCTCGCCTGCATCCAGCAAAACGAATACGGCCTGTCCTCCGCATAGCGCACCTTGTCCAGTAGGGCGCAGCGCGGGTCGTGGGTAGTGTGCGTTATGCTGCCGATTGTTTTGCGTATGCCCGGCTGCCAGAAGTGGCAGCGGCCACAAATCTTGCCGTTCATAATACCTGAGTCCCTTCCCAAAGATTAGGCATAACACTATTTGTTATAGCCTGTATTGGGGCGGCGAGGGGAACCATATAGTCATTGAAGTCTTTAACGAAATTCTTTTTAATCTCAAAACCAAAAGATTTACGGCCTAGCATTTCAGCGGCAACTAATGTGGTTCCGCTACCAGCAACCGGGTCAACAACAACATCTCCAACGTCCGTAAATATTTCAATGAGATTTTTTAAAACATGGATACTTTTCTGAGTAGGGTGGATTTTAGGAGTTATATTGTCCCGCTCGTATTCCATGCAGTTGAAAACCATTTTTCCGTGATTATTAAACTTGGGCAGCTTGTCCCGATATAACACCAGGGCATATTCACAGTTGCCGACTATTCGCATATTGGCCTTGAGAACCTGGGCCGAATAATTCTTCCGGAAAACAAGGTTGATATAATTAGGAAACCCATATTTTTTACCTTGTTCTATAAGCAAAAACTGCTGTTCAAATTCGCAAAAGACTAACATACAACCCGCTTGTCCCTTTTCCTTCGGTTCTTTCTTGAGCATGGTATTTACAAAGTGCATGAACTCAGCGACCCGAAAATCATTGTCTGTGTCAAAGAATGATTTGCCCGCCAATTCGCTTTCGCCGTTTTGATTGTCGCCGTCTTTGTACCATGCGGGATTAGATGCGTAGGCATTTTTACCAAGATTGAACGGTATATCGGCTATGATTAGCTGGGCCTTGGGAATGTTGTAGCGTTTATAATTTTGGAAATGGTCATTGTATAGGTTCACCCTGCAACCCTCTTTCCCTCCGAATTTAGCGCCGCCCACTCGCGCATGAATCCCATCACGTCCTTGCGCCCCCTGCAGGCATCTGCGGCCTTGACCAAATCGCTTAGAAACACCCGCATTACATCGGCCTGCTCCGGCGTGAGTGCCTGCTCCATGGGGCAACCTGCAGAATTTTTGGGACGAACGCCTATATGTTCCGGACGCTCCCATCTGTTGGGCAGCTCCCAGTACCAGCGCCAGCTCGTTATTTTTTGCCGATTAACTCCCACGGCCTCTGCTATCCGGCTATCACTCAGACCTTGCTGATATAGTTCCATGCGGTGTGTGTATATGGTTTTCATTTCGATTCACCCCTCGTCTGTTCTCTAAGCCACCGATATATCAGCAAGATCACCAGCGGCGCCAATAACTCAAGGTCAACAAAATACGCTGCGGCGCTGAAGAATACAAACAATCCGCTGGCGACAATGGCATATTCCATCCAGGGTGGTACCGGCTTGTCTAAAATGCTCTCAGGTTTGTGGCAGCAATCATCTGGGTGCATAGACGTGTTATATTTATCGCACCACTCAAATTTATACCGATATTTAGGGCAATCGTAGCAGGTCATCATCACACCAACCTTTCCAGCAGATTCCCTGTCACAATTAGCGTGACCAGGAACAATGCAATAGCTATAAACAGGGCAATGTTATACCGCCAGTTGATGCGCTTCGCCTGCGCTGTTTTAAGCGGCAATGCGCTGATTTTATAGCCGTGCGCGCGGTCGTATGTCATTTCTTCGATCTCCCATTGGGAGAAACGGTTGCCGTTTAATGGTTGTAGTCTCATAATTTTTCCTCCCTCTCCCATCTAAACTTGGGTTGGTCGTAAATAGATTTCCATTCTCTTTCGCGGCCCTCTCTGCTCCATCCCCCTGGTTTTGTTTCTCCTACGATTTTCCACCCAGCTCCCCTGAGGCTTGCACCTGATTCCGACTGTAAGGTATAAGTGATTAACTTCCTGTAACCCATTGCTTGGCATATTCGCCAGCAGTTTGAATAAAGAAAAGATACCGCTCCTTTAGGTGCATCAGGTGATGTGCAAGTTCTCAAAACCTCGGCAGTATAATTGTCATTTAATAGCCTCGCAATTGGTCTACCCACTATTCCTACTCCTACCAACTGCTCTCCGGTTGTCGCCCCTATTGCGAACTTACCGCCATCCCGTGATGTTCTGTCACTATGCCGATGATATGTAGATACAAAATCATTAGCTTCTCTTAGCGAAATTGGGATGACGGTCAGTAGTTTGCTCACTGGTCTAACCTCCCTCAAATAGAATAATTTCCCGCTGATAATCAAAAAAATAGGTATAGAATAAGTCCTTTGCGTATGCTATATTGGGGTAATGGGTTCAATCGCCCACCAGAGGAAAATTCTTCCCCTGATGGGTAAAAAAATTAACCCAGTTCGATCTGCAACTTAGCCAGTTCGATGGCTGCGAAGTAGGTTTTTTCGTACTTAGTGCCAGCATGGCTTTTAGTAACAGCGACTTGAAATTCAGCTATAGTTCCTAAAAAGCAACCGCAGGAAACTAATATTTCGTTTGTTTTTGACCTAAAGAAGGTAGTAAAACCATTGCGGGAACCAATGGCACCGATTTGTAGGAGATGAGTACTTTTCAACACATGAGCATCGCCATACACCTGAGCATCGTCAGACACCCAAGCATTGCCAGACACCCGAGCAGCGCCAGACACCCGAGCAGCGCCAGACACCTGAGCAGCGCCAGACACCTGAGCAGCGCCAGACACCCGAGCAGCGCCAGACACCTGAGCAGCGTCATACACCTGAGCATCGCCATACACCTGAGCAGCGCCATACACCTGAGCAGCGCCATACACCTGAGCAGCGTCATACACCCAAGCATCGCCAGACACCTGAGCAGCGCCATACACCTGAGCAGCGCCATACACCCAAGCATCGCCAAATTGGTTAAGGTTTTCTTCTTTTTCTATATATCCACCGAGATCTCCGGCTTCTATGCTTCCGAATGCCACCAGGGCTTTTATCTGATACAGTTTTATGCCTAGATGGATCTTGAAAATTGTGGTTAATTCATACTTTTTCATTCTTTCCTCTCCCTTCAATCTCCCTGAACACCTTGCGAAAAAACTAAAGCAATGGCATTTTTACAATATCGCTTTTGAAATATCCTATGCTCTCGATTTTTACCACCACTATGCTATAAACGCCTAAACTGCTAATATAGTCAGCGCATTTGCTTTTTAGCATCTCTAGGGTGTTCGCCTCGACAATGTTTTGACGACCGTCTTTGTAAAATATTCTGGCTTCATACATTGATAGTGGCTCCTTACTCGCTCACAATCTCCCCGGTCACCTGGTCGCGCTTCTGGCCTTGTAGCTTGTCGTAAGCGTTAATCAACTCGCGTCCCCATCCGGGCAAGGTATCCCACCTAACCGCCCATAACTTTGCTACATTGCCCAATATAAATGCTATGTTTTCCAGGTGGTTGATGCGGTCTGTCTGTATAGGCTCCGGCTTTGATTCCAGAGCCCTTAACTGCTCTTTAAGATCAAAGTTTATATTCTCTAGGGAGTTTTGACCTTCAATCAACGATTTTTCGCTTGCCTTTAACTGCTCATTCTCGGCTTGCAGTTCTTTAAATTCTTCCAGCAGACCGTTGAATATTCGCTCGTTAGCGGCCTCGCATTGGGCGCATATTTCAGCTAGATTTGGCATTGGCGTCAGCCTCCAATTCAGATTTGGATTTTAGACCGCACTCTCTGCAGACCAGCTTATTGCCGCGGTCGGTGAATATTACGCTGATATTTTCACCATCCTTAAAGTGTTTGTTGCAGGCATAGCACTCGAAACCTTTATATTTAAAATTGCCGCGTATCCTTCGCCAATGTTCATCGAATACCGCAAAATCTATTGCAACATTCGTGACGTTATATACAGTGGTTTTGGTTTTGATAATCTGGGCCATCACTCCGCCTCTTTGGGTTGGGATAGAGCCTGCCCTAATGCTTTAAAACCACAATCACAGTGATAATCAAAACATCCAGTAATAAAACAATCCATCGTCGGTAACGCTACTGCCGCATCCCTAACCTTCTGCAACTGCTCCAGTTCTGCCAGCAGGGACGCGCCGGGGTGGGGAGTGGAAAGGGCTTCTTTTGCTTTTTTGTATCTTTTGTCCGCCTCGTAATAGTCGCCCTCTCGTTTTTCAGACCAATCTTCATTCCAGTATGAAGGCGGTAAGGTCATATATTTTTTAACACCTTCGCAGGATTCATAGGCCTCCGCCACCGCCGCATTGTCTGCCTGCGCCTCCTCTAATAACGTCTTGGTTTCCTCATATCCCATAGCCCTTGCGCATATCTCGGGAATTACTTCGTTTTCTAGTCTTATTATCTCTGCCTGCGCCTCGGCAAGCTGGGATTCGAGGTCGCTACCTTCCTCCAATATCTGCCCATGCCCTTTTAGGTATTGATGCAGCTGATAGGCCTTACAGTCTTTGCAGGATTGTATTCTTGCCTCATCGCTTTGATTTACTTCTTTACTGCGTCTCATTGCCAGACATTCTATCTCTTTGCAAAAGTCCCATGATTTATATGGTTCCACTGTTCATTCCTCCTTTCGGTTAGGGCAAGATTCTAGTCCTGAGCCTTAAGCATCTGGTCGAATACATCCGCTTCATTCTGCGGCGGTTCGTCTTGTGGCGGCTCTTTGTCGATTACTACTGTGGCCGTAGTATCAATGGTTGTTGGCGTGATATCGTTGACGGATGCCTCTGGGGTATTATCTACATACTCAAAGCTACCGTCCTCATGCAGTAAGGATTCATCCCGCTCAAAGGCGTTTTGCAGTTCGATGGACATAATGCCCCACTTACTTATGATCTGGCGCAACATGGTTTTATAAGCCATGCCGTCAAAGTCCTTGTACCAGAAGGAAGAATATTTCCATAATTCTTTCTCTGGAATTTTCCCGGCAAGAAGTTTTTCGTAAGACGCGGAATTAAAAGCTGCGCTATACTTGTCGGCATGAATCATCATTTTCTTAAAACTCCAATACATGGCTTTCTTAAAACCGTTCTGATATTCAAACATGGCATAGTATCCAATGGTAGGGGCCGCTTCTCTGGAATCATCGTCCTCAATAAGATTGACCTCTATTTCCTCATTCAATGGGTCGTACCGAACGAGTTCACCTTCCTTGATTGCCAGTACATTTATCTTTTTGTAATATCCGCTTCTGATGGCAAGTTGAATATATCCTTTGTATCCGAGAACGAATTGGGCCAGAATGTCGATTACGTTTCCCTGTTTGTCTTTCTTTTTAAAGGGGACCATGTAGTATTGACCTAGCTGGGGAGAAGGGGAAAGCTTCAAACTCTCCCCTAACATAGCAGAGGATACAATGGTGCCGTAATTGCACTCGGATAGTGCAGGATTGACGGAAACTGCGGAGATAATCGCAGTAACAAACCGTTGCCCATCCTTGCCGCCTACCATTGAATTAATCCTATTTTTTATGGCATCCTGGGTAAGATATGTGGAAAATGTCTCTTTTTTGCTCTGTGCTACCAAGTTGTTTTTAACTGCCATTTATGCCACGACCTTCCCATATTTGATACCGTTTGTTTTTAGATATTGCTGCAAATCAAGAAGTTGCTCCACCGTTCCCCATACCCGGAAGTCCATCTGTCGTAGTTGTTCTACCTTCTGCGGTTCGGGTTTTGGAATTTCTTGGGCAATAGGCTCAGGGACAGGAGTTGGAGCCTTGACCGTCTCTGTTGGTTTGGGTTGTTCCTGTGCCTTCAGTTCTTTTTCTCTCTGAGCCTTCTCAGCCTGTAGCCGTTTATGTTCGGCTATCTTGGCAGCCTGTTCTTCAAGTCTGGTTTTCTCTTGAAGGGCCGCGGTTAGGTCGTAATTTTTCAAGTAGGTATCCTTGATCTGCAGGGAATAATCCGTTTGTAGTTCGTCAATAACTTTCAGGTCAGCTTCAATCTTGACAAACAGTTCCTTAATTTCTTTCTCAATATCTGAACCTTTGTAAGTGACGTTGAGCCAGCGTTCGTTGAATATCTTGTCAAAGGGCACCAACTTAGCTAAATCTCCTACCCGATCAGCGTAAACAATCTTGATACCCGCCAGCTTTTCATCCTTGATAAGTTGCTCATAATTTGTCACCTGAGTGGTGATAGCATTGACAGGTTTATCAACCATGGCTATTAAATCCTTAACCTTCACTTCGAAGGTATCATAGGGGAGTAAGCATTGTTTCTTGATCTCGATTCGTCTTGCTTCAATGGCTTTTTTAAAATTATTTAAAGTGGCTTTGTCGGCCCGGGCTTGCTTGATGTTTTCGTCTGAGTAAACCAATCCCTCGTATTTTTTTAACTGCTGTTCCAGCTGGGTCTTTAACTCGTCATAATTGAAATCTATGGATTTCAAGAATCCATCCTCAGTAGGACTGTATATCACTAATTCCATTTTCATCATCCTTTCTTATATGGGTGGGAGCACCAAGCTAGGTTTCTTGTCGTGCTCCACATGCCACCAAAACTTAATTTCTTCTTCCAGTAGGTAGGCTAAATCGTCCTCGACTTCTGCTCGTTCTATGTGGTAGTGCCTGGTGTTGAGCCTTATCTCGTTATCAAAAACTGTTTTAAGCTGTGCCTTTAACTCTACAAAGTCCCATCCAGTGGCCAGTAGGTAGTGAAGGACCTGAATGTAATAGTTTTCGGGAATTTTATCGTTCCACTTCTCCCGTTGCATGGATTGAAGAATATTGGTTGTTTTGACTTCGAGAATACCCTTACGTTCCGTGGCTATCTCAACCAGTTCTCCGTCAAGTGTTCCTGCTATAAATAGATGCAAGGGATGGGTAATTACCTTATAATTGGTATTGGCCGTAACATGGTATTGAGGATGATCTAAAGCGAATAATGCTGTTAGGTATTGTTCTGCTTGGAGTCCGTATTGAACATATGGCTTATAGCCTATATCCTCCGGTTCGACTCGCCCTGTTTTCTCCTGCCAAACATCAACATTGTTTTTGTACGGGTTTCGCCCTAAGACGGCTGCGGCATCGCTCCCACCGAGAAAATACCGTCTGCTTTTTACCCAGTCCTCTTTGATGGTTGCCGCGTCAATCATCTTGCTACCGCCCTACATAAACACGGCAAAGTTTATTCCCGGGTCGGTGCGATAGTCGTGAACACAGAACCAAGTGCGCCCTTCTGATTCATCGTATACTGGTTGTTTGGTTTCTAATTGTTCAGCCATAATCTTGGCAACTCTTAAGGCCTCCGAAGCATCTCTCAACCTCTCGTTGTAACAGGCGTGGAAATTAATGGTTATACTAGGCGTCGCGCCCGTTTCCTCTTTGATCGCCTCTACCAGCGCATCATATGCCTCTTTAATCTTCATCTCGCTACCCCTCCAATCCTAACGATTCAACCAGATCATCAACCGCATTGACCGCATCATTCAAAAGGCTTCTGGCCTTCTTATACGGCGCATATCCTGCCAGGTTATCCATGCCGCACATTTGCGCGTGCAGTTCGTCAAGTTTCAATTCAAGGGCATCCAGCTCCATAATCTGCGCATGGTGTTTCGGTAGACGGCGATCGGGGAACTCGGGGAAATATACATTTACGAGATTAACAATCATGGGGTTATCTAAAGTGTTCATGCCGTTACCTCCTTGCCTTCCATGTATTTAATGTCTAATCCCAACCCCAACAGCCGCAATAATATTCATCGTGGCTACTATTGGGTTTATGCTCAAAGAAGGGCAATTCATATTTTGAATTTGCTTCGCCATAACAAGTTATTGTCTGCCCCTTGTGTTTAAATGTTCTGCCAAAATAAGTGCACCTAGCTTTTCTACCTGTTAAGTCGGGTTTGTTATCGATAATCTTGGTACATCCGCATATTGCACAAGCAGGAGTTCTGGTTCCATCATCTGCAACGTGTTCTGCATTAGCAGAATGACCGCATTCCATTAAATCCTTCAATTTGTCTTCCTCCCTTCAATCGGTTATAATCAAAGTGTTATTTTTTATCTGGCCGCTGTGACGAGCGGTCTCTTTTCTTTTCTCCGTATCTTCTGGCTCTAGTTCCTCTAGCAATACGAAATTACATAGCATCTGCTCTGCTTGGAACCATGCCGCATCAAGCTTTTGCGCGCACAATGCTGTTTCGCCTACTGTTTTTTTCAACAGATGAAGCATTACTAACTCATGAATGATCTCGTACATTTCAGGTGCATGGACTATAAAACCTATATTTTTTGTTTCTTCATCTGGCACCAATGCAATAGTGGTATAATCGTTTTCCTTGTTTATTTCGGTGGACACTATTAGGTTGTAACCTTCTTTGATATGCGGCCCGTTATTAAACCAGTGACCTTTGTTATCCATTTACTCTTTCACCTCCCCTAAATTAATTCCTTAACCCTGCGTTGCCACTTTAATTGATAGATCATCTTGCCATTATCCAGTTGAACCGGCTCGGAACTGCTGTATTTTTTTCCCTCGACCGTTGCGACCCATTCACCGCCCACTCTCCACTGTAGGCCATGTTCGCGTAACCGCTTATTAACTTCTTGGGCACTTATGGCGGGTTCAAACATTTTCCCTAGCTGAGAGGGGACTATAAGCTGTGAGGAAAAATCATCCGTCAATCGCTTTTCAATTTTGCTTTCTATCTGGTCAAGCCTGGATGATTGCGCTTGTAACTGATGATCTCGAATAGCATCTAGCCGTTCCTTTTCTACCCATTGCTGAGCAAGCACCGCTAGAAATTCCATTTGCGTTGTGGGTTGCTGCATACCGTTGGCAATTCTCTTTGCGTTTCCTTCGACCATCACAAAATAGTCGCGGGCTTCTTCTCCCCTGGGACTACTGGATGACATGGCTAGTTTTTTGGCAAAGGATGCTCGAAGTTTATAATTGGTTGTAGGTCTTCCCCCTTGGAGGTTTTCGCCCTCGATGGCGTAAACCCAATAATCCTCGTTTTCTACGGCATATGGATTATCTTCGATGTTCTTTTTTGCCCACCGAGAGTAATGAGTTAGATCGAGTTGCAGGTATTCATAGAGTGCCCTTGATGTCCCGTTGCCCTGCTCGTCAATCTGTAAAGCTACTTCTATGGGTGTCTGCCTTTCTTTGGCTCCCTCGATCATCATTAGGTTACTCATTGGTTTCTCCTTCCTCGTCCTCAGTCAACACATCGTGCAGGTCTACCAGTAACGCCTTGGTTATCAATGTTAATGTTTCGATTCCGGGGTCTTTGGTAAATCCTGTCTCAATTCTCATAATAGTGTGAGCCGACAATCCGGTTGATCTACCTACTTCTTCCAGGCTCTTATTTTGCAATTCTCTTATGGCTCTCAACTTTGCTCCATCTACCACGTTTGAATCCTCCCTTCGCTGTTTTATGGGTCAGTGTCTTTTCTTGACCTGACTATATTGTAATACAGCACTTACTTATATGTCAATACTTAATAATAATAAAATGGAACTTTATTTCATTACCTTAAATCCCAGTGTGTAGCATAATAATTACTAGCATATAAGTCATAGGAGGTAATTGGAAAATGAATTTCGCAGAAAGTTTGAAGAAAATTTTAAACGAATTAGGGGTTTCTCAGAATGAATTAGGAAGGAGAACGGGCAAGGATTCATCATCTATCAGTAAGATAATGACAAGTGGTAGCAATGTCACATGGAACACCATTATGGAATTTGCGGAAGCCCTGTTTGATAACATCTGTTTCTCCAATTCTTTCCCTCAGTAGGTTAAGACCCACTAAATCGTGAATGATCCGGTACATATCTGGGGCGTGAACGATTAGGCCAATATCCTCTTCGTCGTATACCAAGGCTACTGATCTGTAATCTTCCGTATCGGGCACATCAATAGACACAATTAAATGCCCGCCCGGTTCAATGTTGGGGCCATTGTTCATCCAGCTACTCATCGTTATACTCCTCTCATCGTTACGGCATTGTGAATGCGTCCAGCTACTACTTCGTGAACATTAGCGCAGGCATTATTGCCATAAATGCGATCATCTTGAATTCGACGTTTACTTACCAGTCGAGAAAGTTCGTATTCTGCAAGTTGTATATCGTTCATATAATCTGGAAGTGGTGCTTTTACGGGGAGATTGTGTTCCTCACGAAACTGTTTAGCTTCTGAACCAACAATTGCGCGATTTAAAGCATTGGCACACATCGGGAAGACCTTGTCGTTGTCTCCGTATTGGCGCAGTATGCGATTATCTTCTTTGGTGGCGATAATGGAACGTATTCTTGCAGAAATCCAATCATCGGAGCGGCCTTCTTTTTTCCATTTACGCATAGCGCGTTCTCTGCCTCTTGTAATTGCCAGTTCGGGATTATTTTCTTCCTGGGATAATTTTTTAAATGCCTCATTTACTTGCATGTGAAGTTCCGGAGATAGATATTTTGCATAAGCTAATGCGATCTGCCAGTGAGCCCATGTGCCTCCGCCCTTGCCACGCTTAACTTTTAAAAGGTAATCCCGGGTTACCTTTAGGGAATTTGCTACCGTTGAAATAAATCGATTGCTTTCATCTTGGCCTAACCAAAATTTGGGATGCTGGGTTTCGACATTTCCGGAAGCCTTCCATAAATCGGTCAGGCTAATTTTTTCTTTTCCTTCAATAGCGATCGCGACTCCGTTGTATTCAAACTTCGCCAATTCGTTTTTCATTGCATTACCCTCGTTTCTTCGCAACTCAAATCGTACTCAGGGCAATCTTTCCCGCATATATCGTGTGAGGCATACCAAATGCAGTTAGGAAGAATAGATTGTTCCGCCAGTATTGGTACAATTGTTTTTATTAAGACGGGTTCGCGCTTAATGGTATTGCTCATGCTCTACGCTCCTTTCTTAGTTCTCTGTGCCGGTAGGACACAACTCGGAAGAGGCCTCTTCTGAAAATCCTCTTTTGCGAGCATTATCTATAAAAAAAATATCGTCGAATTCTACTTCCAGAGCATCGCAAATAAGTTTTGCTACCCTGGCGCTTGGATTTTTTTGCCCTTTGGCTATTTGCTGCGCGTATGGTTCCGATATATTGATCGTTCTACCAAACTGCCTTCGGGAATAACCTTTTTTTAAAAGCAATTCCTGAAAATATTCAATGTCTTTTAATTGGATCTTCAATTCATCACCCCCCCCTGTGGATATTTTAATATAACTAATCCACAAAAGCAAGCACTTTATATTATTTATTTTATGTTTTTATTAAGAATTGCTCTAAAATATGGTTAGGCAGGTCGGAGCCTTCCAAAGGTATAGACGATATAAGGTTTTGGTCAACGCAAGGTCGGGAAGCTGGTATGGGATATGTGCAATGTCCAGTAATTTACTTAAGTCTAAAGAGAATGCTCCCAATCGGCTACAGCAGAACCGGGCTCCATGTGCTGGACCTCACCGAATCCCCTCACCTGCTTATTGGTGGAACTACCGGCTTCGGTAAGACCTCCATGATAGCGTCAATCATCCATTCGGTACTTG